GCGTGCAGTTTGACATGATCGAAGCGGACCAGCCCGCAGGAGTGATCGCGTGTGATTACCTGATCAGGTATCGCACAGCAGTCGCTAATCTGGCAACAGGTTGATCATCGCTAGCATGTTGGATGAGCACCATGGCCAAGGCGGCTCCTACGTCTTGGATCCTGATACCGGCGTTAGGCGTCCGGTGATTCCAAGCCAAACCGAGCCTATTACCGATGGCACTGCTGACACGCAAGCAACTCCTTCTCGTAAAAACCGAGGCAACGTACGCGACTGATTCCAGCCCGGCTGGGACGGATGCGCTGCTGGTCCGCTCGATTGATGTCACGCCGCTTGAGTCGGATGTCGTCAGCCGCGAGTTGATCCGACCATGGCTGGGCAACAACGACCAGCTCCTGGCCAACCAGCGCGTGCTGATCAACTTCCAGATTGAGCTGACCGGCTCCGGCACTGCTGCTACTGCGCCGCGATTCGGCGCCCTGCTGAAGGCGTGCGGCATGGCCGAGACCACAACCAGCTCTGCAGTCACCGGCACTGCTACGGCAGGGTCTGCTGGCAGCATCACCCTGGCGGCAGGCGCCAGCGCTGCGGATGATGCCTACGTTGGCATGATCATCAGCATCACCAGCGGCACCGGATCGGGCAGCAGCGGCGTGATCACTGACTACGTGGGCAGCACGAAGGTGGCAACGGTGCAGGCCACTACCGCCAGCTTCACGCCTGGCGCCAGCAGCAACTATAGCATCGCCGCTAACGTCGGCTACAAGCCAGTCAGCAGCAGCTTCGACAGCGTCACCATCTACTACAACAATGATGGCGTGCTGCATAAGGCCACCGGCTGCCGCGGCACATTCTCGCTGAGCGCTGAAGTGGGAGCAATCCCGACTATTGATTTCGAGTTCACCGGGATCTACAACGCGCCGACTGACACGGCGGCCCCGGCCAGCACCTATACCGCGCAGGCCGACCCGCTGATCTTCAAGCCGGGCAACAGCAGCACGTTCAGCTTCCTGAGCTATGCCGGCTGCCTGCAGTCGCTCAGCCTTGACATGGCCAATGAGCTGATCTACCGCGAGCTGGTTGGCTGCACCAAGGAGATCATGATCACCAACCGGGCGCCATCCGGCGAGTGCATGATCGAGGCTGTGCCGATCGCCACGAAGGACTATTTCGCCATTGCCAACAACGACACCACCGGCGTGCTGACGTTGCTGCATGGCACAACCGCTGGCAACAGGGTCTCGCTGGTGGCGCCCAAGGTGGACATCAGCAACCCGACCTATGCTGATCAGGACGGCGTGCAAATGCTGAACCTGCCCTACGTGGCAATCCCAACTGCCGCCGGCAACGATGAAGTTGTCCTTACCTTCTCCTGATCCTGCATGGCATTTGTCCTGAAGAAGTCGGCCACCTATGAGTGGCCGGTGGTGCTGCGCCTGCCGATTGATGGCGGACGCTACGAGAAGCAGACCTTCGATGCGCGGTTCAATCGACTGGCGCAGACGCGGATCAATGAGATCCAGGATCTGTTCAGGGCAAAGCAGCGCGGCGATGACGAAATCGACCTGACCGACCAATCAGTAGCTGATGAGGTGCTAGCCGGCTGGAGTAATGTGCAGGATGAGGACGGCGAGGATCTGCCATTCACTGCCGCCAGCAAGGCTGAGCTGCTGAACATTCCAGCAGTCGCCAGCGCCATTGTGGTGGCGTACTTCGAGAGCGTCACCGGCAACAAAGCAAAAAACTGAAAGACGCCGCCCATCATTGGGTCAAGGGCGGCGTGATCGACAAAACCGCAGACGATGCCGCAGTGCTTGGCGTGGTTGGGTTCGAGCCCGGCCAGCCTGAGCACTTCGAGGTTGAGCCTGATGCGTGGCCTGCGCTGATGGTGTTCCTCGACTGCCAGACGCAATGGCGCACCGGCCCTGGCGGCCTGATCGGGTTGGACTATGGCGCAGTGGCGTGGCTGTTTAGACTGCGGTCAGTGGCGGATGAATCTGCGATGCTGAGCGATCTGCAGATCATCGAGGCTGAAGTCCTGCGATTGGTGAGCCGTGAAGCTTGACGCGATCCTTAAGGTCAAGGCGGATGTTCAAGGCCAGGGCGAGATCGACGGCCTTAGCCGCAGCCTTGGCAATCTGAACAAGCAAGCCGGAGCAGTCGGCGGCGGCCTCGGCCGCATGGGGCAGGCCGCCAAAGGCGTCGGCGGATTGATGGGTGCGCTGCTGCCGGTAGGGGCTGTTGCTGGACTGACCGCAATCGCTAAGGGTTCGATTGATGCAGCAGACAATCTGAATGACATGAGCCAACGCACTGGCGTGGCCGTGGAATCATTGAGCAGGTTTGGACAAGCGGCAGAAGATAGCGGCAGCAGCATTGAAGGTGTCGCCAAAGGCATGGGGCAACTTGCCAAGCGCATCACCGATCCAAGCTCTGCCGCCAGCAAGGCGCTTTCCGGTATCGGTGTTGCAACCAAAGATGCGCAAGGCAAGGTGCGCGGCCTTGATGCAGTGATGCTTGATATTGCAGATCGATTTGCCAAGATGCCAGACGGCGCTGAGAAGTCTGCGTTGGCGATGCAGCTATTCGGCAAGTCTGGCGTTGAGCTGATTCCAATGTTGAATCAAGGCCGCGACGCGCTTGAGCAATATCAAGCCACGATCTCTGGCGACATGGCGAAGTCAGCTGATGAGTTTAATGATTCATTGAATGCAATCGGCCGCAGTCTTAGCGGACCATTCAATGAAGCAGTCACGGCACTGCTGCCTGCGATTACAAGCATTGCACAGGGCATTGTCGGCATCATCAAAGCGTTCACTGCGCTCCCGCAGCCGGTGCAGGCCACGCTGCTGGTGATTGGCGGATTGCTCACAGCGCTTGTTGCATTGGCGCCTGCAATCTCGGCTATCATCTCAATCGGCAGCGCGATTGCTGGTCTGTTCGCGGCAGGCGGCGCATTAGCCAGTGCAGGCAGCATCATTGCTGGCATTGCCACAGCATTCATCGTGCTGATCACTGGCCCGTTAGGCATCGTGGCGCTGCTGGTTGCGGCTGGCGTTGCGATCTACGCATTCCGTGATCAGATCGGTGCAGCGTTCAATGCTGTAGTGAACTTTATCGGCGGAGCCTTTAATAAGATTGGCAGCTTGTTAAAGGCTGGCGCGCAAGCTTACATGGATTACTACGTGAAGCCCATCCTTGGATTCTTCAAGGGGCTCTACGATGGCGCAGTAGCGATCTTTGGCAGGATTGGCAGCGCGATCGGCAAAGCATTTGAGGCAGTAGTTGGCACGATCAAGAATGTCTTTCGCAGCGTGCTGCAGTATCTGGCGGACCGCGTGAACTTTGCGGCAGGACTGATCAATGTGCTGATCCGTGCGTTCAACCGACTGCCGGCGCCTGATATCCCGTTGATTCCACAACTCGCAGTGCCAGCCTTTGCGCAGGGCGGCGTGGTGGACCGGCCAACACTGGCGATGGTGGGCGAAGGCGGCGAGCGCGAATATGTGGTGCCTGAATCCAAGATGGCCGCGGCCAGCAGCAACTACCTAGCAGGTGCTCGCGGCGGTGCAGTGCTGGCAGGTGCTGCATCAGGCGGTGGCACCCCGACAATCAACATCACTACCGGCCCGGTGATGGAGTTCGACGGCAAGCGGTACGTTTCAGTGGCCGACATGGAGCGGGCCATGCGGCTGACCGCTGAAGGCGTGATCGGCCGGTTGCGTACACCATCTGCACGCATCGCGCTGGGCATGGCCTGATGAGAGCACAAAGCCAATACCTCCGCATCTATGACGCCGGTGGTACCACCTATCAGCGGTGGCAGAGTTACTACGCCAACACCAGCGTCACATGGTCGAGCGCCAGCTGGAACTACGTGCCGTTCATTGCTGATGGCATCACCGCCGGCAGCAGTGGCACTGAGCAGTCAGTATCCGTCACCGCTGCAGCAACTGGCCTGGTGTTGGATGCGTTCCTCGCTGCCATCAGCGATGGCCGCCTGGTGGATCTCAGCATCTACCAGTTCGATTCCACCCTGGGCAACAACACACCGCAAGCTGGGCAGGAGCTGGTGGCTGCATACACCGGCCAAGTGGTTGGCGGCAATGGCGGATTGACTAGCCTGACCATACAACTCGGCTCGGCATTGTCTCCCGTTGGAGCGCAAGTCCCGCCGCGCCGGTTGACATTGGCGATCATGGGGCAGGGCATCAGGCAGTGAGCTTTCTCTCCTCCAGCGATCCACTGGCACTGCTGGCCATCCAAGCCGGTCAGATCAACGCACCAGCTGATGCAACCGCCGCGCAGGGCACTACAGAGCTGGATAGCCCGCAGCGGTTCGCGCAGATTGGTGAGCCGGTGCCGATCGTGTTCGCCCGATTCCGCAACAGCAAAGGCGGCATCCTGATCAGCCCTGGCGCCACCGAAGCACGCTTCGAGAATGACGCCAGCAACAACGTCACCGCCTACTACATGCTGGTGCTGAGCGAGGGCCAGCTCGACAGCATCCCGGTGAAGGATGTCTTTCAGCGTGCCTGCCGTGTTGGCGCACACACGCAGACCTACAACCGCAGGGCTGGCACCTGGGCGCCCGGCAACTTCCTGGTGCAGCGTGCCGGTAAGGATTTGCCCGAGGCGCCGTTCTTCTGCGGCACAGTCGGCAGCTATCCGGGCATCAGCACGCTCAGCTTCAACGTCACCATCCCGGACGGCTTCGATCAGTACAACCGCCAGGTGCATCTGTTCATCCGTGGTGGCATGGCCGTCACCCGGATCTACGACAGCGTGACTGGCCCCAGCGACAACTTTGCGGACCTGGTGAAGTGGCTGCTGGTCAATACCAGCAGGGTGCCAGCGGCGATGATCGACAACACCGCGCTGCTGGCAGCAGCCACGTTCCTAGAGGTGAACGGCTTCACCTGCAACATCGAGATCCGCGAGAGCACCAACTACTCCGACCTTGCCGCCAGGCTGGCGCCCTACTTCCTGCTGGCTGAGAGCAGCGCAGGCGGCAAACGCGGACTGCGGCCACTGCTGCCGGTGACTGCGGGCGGCGCCATCAAGACCACGGCGATCACGGCGGAGTACACCTTCACTGAAGACACGGTGCTGCCCGGCACGCTGGAGATCAATTATTTGTCACTGGCGGACAGGCAGCCTTTCGTGGCGCAGGTGATCTGGCGCCAGCAGCTGGAGAGCGACATTGGCATCATCCGCACCGCTGAGGTGCGTTATAGCGGGACTGCCGAGACCGGGCCGTATGAGTCGCATGACCTTTCGACGTTCTGTACCAGCGAGGATCACGCCGTCAAGGTTGGCGCTTACATCCTGGCCAAGCGGCTCTACACCACGCACACCATCAGGTTTGCGACACGGCCGCAGGAGCACAACACGATCATCACGGCCGGCGACATCATCCGCGTGCAGCTGGCGCGTGATAACACCACCTACGCCAACTCAGTGCATGACTACCTCTACCAAGTGGAGCGCATCACCAAGACACTGGCGGGTGATGTGAGCTATGAGGCCACGCACTTCCCGATCGACGACCAAGGGCGCAGCCTGATCGCGTTGGATGTGGCTGCTGCTGTTGGCACCGGCATCATCCTGCCAAGCGGCCGCACCGGCGTGAGCTGTGATGTGAACTCCAGCAGCGACAACACCATCCCTGCTGAGACGTTTACGGACGCGGATGGTGCCGACCCACTTGAGCTATCACCTAGCGGCGGCGGGTTCGGCTTTGATGATTCAGCGCCGACTGGCGACACCGGCAACGCTGACGATGGCCTGGATGCTGCAATCAATAGGTCACTGGAGATCATAAGCGGCAACGGCCTTGCCACTCCGCAGCAGACACCAACTTTTGACTCTATCTTTAAGTTCAACTCGCCCTGCGGCGAAGGCCAGCAAACAAGAATTGACAAGTATCTAAATGGAACCAAGATAGGCAGCCAGGATGGCACTGCGCCATTCCAGATGCCGTATTATTCGTTTATCCAAGTTGGCACGGCCACCGAGGAGATCTATTTTGAGGTGTACTGCGACGATGAGCTTTCGTACACCACACAAACTTATCAAGTAAGCAGCTATTCACCGGGCGGCGCTGCTTCGTTCTTGCCTGCCAACAATGCATACTATCGATTGGCGGGTAGTGACGGTTCTGTCTCTGGGTGGCTTTCCACCGCAAACTCCAAGCCTAAATGGGCTACTCCATTCAACAATTTTGGTCTGCGCCCAAGCACTCAATTCTGGTTTGGTGGAGGGACAATTACGGTTCCATCCGGCAGCGCCGGTGGCGGCTTAGCTGAAATATATATTGTAAATCTGGCCGACACCCAGGTGCTAGGCATAATCAAAGTCTGGACTGGAAGTGTTTCCCAAGATACGCCTTTTATTATTTCGCCGCTTTACATATTCCAGTTCAGTAACGATCAGTCATTTATCACCGGCACGTGGAATCCGCCGGATAATTCTCCTCCGGTTAGCTAGGCATGGCTACCTTCCCTTCCCTGACACCAGCAACCCGCGCTTTTACGCCAGGTGAGTATCCGCACACGCCGTTTACTCCTTACAACGGCCTGCAGAATCGCGTGCGCCATAGCAACGTGATGCTCAGCAGTTCAGTGCGGCTGAGCTTCATCGCCCTGGCTGAAGCTGACATGCTCAGCATCCTCAGCCACTACCAAGGCCAGTTCGGCAGCTTTGAAAGCTTCACGCTGCCATCCAGCATCTGGAGCGGCGTCACCACCATCAGCGACTACGAACTGACCAGTTACCGCTGGCGCTACACGGACCCGCCATCCGTGGATGACGTCTACTGCGGGCGCTATAACGTCGAGCTGGCGCTTGAAACCGTGCCGCCTGATGGCGCATTTGCCAGCGGCATAGAGCTGTTTGCTCGCTGCATACTTGCCGGCGGTGCCGCCGCCGCTGCCAATGGCCTGCAGCAGACGATCACGCTGACGCTAGATGCTGAGGGCTTTGTTGTTCCCGGCCTGGATGAGTCGATCACTGCCAGCATCGGCGCCGCCAATGGCATTGTCGCCAGTGTGACTGTATCCCTAGATGCAGGGATCCCCGGAGTGGATGGTGATGCGGTCGGCCTTGACGAAAGCATCACACTCTCCCTGGCAGGCGGCACAGCAACCGGCGGCACGGCAGCTAGCGATTACTGGGCCGACATGTCTGTGCAGCTATATGGCTGGGAATCGCTAGCCTATGTTGAATGGTGGGGCAACTAATTCATGGCAGCGCCGAACCTCAAGACTCCCACGACGATTACCGGCAAGTCGGTGGGTTATGCCGTCACCACATCGATGGCTGCAGCGCTCAGCAATGGCGCCGGCTCGGGCAAGGTGCTGAAGGTCAACAGCGTCTACTGCGCCAACGTGGATGGTGCAGCGGCCGCTGACATCACGCTGCAGCACTGGGACGGCACCACCGGCTACGAGCTGGCGCACACCATCACGGTGCCGGCCGACGCCACGCAGGTGCTGGTCACCCGCGAGGCGTACATCTACCTGGAGGAAGGTCAGAGCCTCCGCGCACAGGCCAGCGCTACTGGCGATCTGGAGCTGGTCATCAGCTACGAGGACATCAGCTGATGTTGCCCTTTAACTCACCTACCCAGGATTGATCCATGGCCGTCACTAAGCAGACCTATACCGCAACGGCGACACTGACCGCCGCGACTTTCTTTACGCAGCTTCGATCGGCGTTTATTGACGCTGGTTTGATGACCGAGTGGTATGACAATTTCACAAACACGCTTGAAAACCGTGTGCTGGAAATCACCAATGCCGCCGGGACATATGGCAAGACTTATTACTGGTTCATGGTCGCCGCCGGCGGCAACCTGTTCTATCACGTGGCAACCGGCTGGAACACAGGATCTGACATACCATCCGGCACTCAATATCTTGACTTTTTTGCAACAGCAACAAACGCCGCAACTAATCACAAGCAAATAGCAACCTTTAACTTTACCACTGATGTCAAGATCACTCGCTATACCAGTGGCGATGTTAATTTCTTTGTGATCTCACAAGGCGCAACTTATTCCTGCTTTACCATCGTAAAAGGTAGTGGATCTTTCCAGCCTTGGGTTGACTTTAGCAAAGGTTTCCTAAACCTGTTATACGAGGTAGCGCCTGCGGTTAGCGGCGGGTGGGGACAAGTCGGTTTTAACCGCTTTTGCTCGCTACGTAGGGAGTTAGGCCGAGGTGTTGCCCTAAACGGATCAACTTCGGGGACTCAGTACATAGGAACGGCTAGTTCTTATACGCAAGGCGCAGAATACGCATATTGCGGCTTAGGCAATACCAGCAACAGCTGGCTTACAAATATTGGAGCTGTCCCGACGCGAAGCGCCATTGTGTTGCCCATTGGCTTCAACGGCACCAACGGCGCATACACCACAAACTCAAGCCCTGTATTTCATAGTCTGCCTTACTCGCAGTGGATTACTACAACAATGGGCAGTGATTTTGGGATCACCATGCTTTACACCGCCAACACATTAGGCATCTACGACACAATCACTGTTACCGCTGGCTCTGAGGTCTGGGAGGTGATGGCGTTTGCAAATAACGCAACGATCACCACGGGCGCCACTCCTGTCATGTTGGCTCGCACCACCTAACCCATGGCCAATTTCAACCAAACACCATCGGGGCAAACGTCGATTGATTTGGTCCTGCCAAGCCTTGCCTTTGTCGCTAGCGGCACAGGTACATGGAACCAGCCGAACTACGCATGGGGCGGCGGCAACACAGTGACCCTGACATTGGGCGGCGGCACCACCACCACAAACCTGCTCACCCCTGCTGCGCTACTCGGCAAAAACGCATCCGTATCAACATCAGGCGCAAACGGAATGTGGACTCTGCGCGACCAGCTCGCAGCCAAGCGTGCTAGCGCATGGCCATCACCACCAGCCTAGACTGATCTCAACGCAGTTACATCATGGCTTCCCTGATCTACAACTCAGCCGTTGATGACATGGCCCGTGGCGCCATCGACTTCGACACTGACACCTTCAAGGTGATGCTGGTCACCAGCAGCTATACGCCAAACAAGGACACGCACGACAAGCGTGATGATGTCACCAACGAAGTCAGCGGCACCGGCTACACCGC